TAATAAATTATTTTATCAACATCATTTTTTTCAAAATTAGAAATTATTACTTTATATAATCCAGAATTTATTGTTAATGATTCTTTAAAATCACCATAATATTTAACTTGAATAATTTTTCGTTGATTATTAATATTAATAAAATCTATATCTTCATATCCTTCTTCTAATACATATTCATAATTATCATTACATAAAATATAATATATACAACAATATCTTTGATAAAAAAATCCATTAATTGATTCTGGTGCTTCTCTATTATTTGTCATATTTAATTTATAAAGAATATCTTTAAATTAAGATAAGTTATTTTATCCTCTTCTTTTTGTTTTAAATTCAAGTTCTATTGGTATAGATATAAATCCAATATAAAAATAAACTGGTTCGTTCGGTAATTTATTATATACCCTACATAATTCATAATAACCATCTATTGACACTACCTTATTTTCTTTACAAAATTTTATCCAATCATTTTTATCTTGTATAAATTTTTCAGTATCAACACCAATAAATTCATACCAATTAGTCCATACACCTTTTAATATAAAATATTCTTCTGGATTTTCAATATAATTTTTATGTTTATCTTTTATTTCTACATATTCTTCTTTTGATTGTATATTTAATTCTTTATTTAATTGTTTAACATAATTATATTCATCTTGTTCTTCTGAATATATTGAACCTAATGCTTTACTATGTCTTAATCTCAATATAATTTTTTTTAATTCAACAGCATTATCTATAATATGATAATATATTAATTTATCATCATTTTGTTTAAATGTATTATAATTTGATTTATCAAATGATACAACAACTATTTTTTGTTCTATTATTTCATCTACATTTCTAATTTTAGCAATAATTTTTCTACATTTATCAAATGAATCATTATCAGTTATAAAATTGTAAGTATCAATATATGGAATAATAACATATGCTTTTTTATCTGGAAAATCACTATTTAATCTATTTGGTCTTAATGTTGATTGTACTATTCTAATATCAGATACCATATTTTCACCAAATACAACACCATTTAACTGATGGCAATCAAAGCCTTCGCCAAATATATATACACTTGAAATAATCCCCCATGATGCTTTCTTAAATTTAGTAATTTCACCTTCTTTTATTGTGCCATTTGATAATTTTATATCATTTAAGTTTTTCTTACTATTACTGTGTAATGATTTATTATAATAATTACTTTTGTCAATATTTATTATATTTAATTCAAGAAGAATACGGATATATTTTTTAACTAGATCAGCGTGTTCTGATTTATTTGTATAAATAAGTATATGTGTTAATTCATCATATTTTTCTATTGATTTTAAAGACATAAAAGCAGATAAAAATAATTCCTTATGGAGCATTATAGAATTTATATATTTTTCATTTAAATTCAAACTTTTGATAATATTATTAATTTCTTCATCAGTATTTTTAAGAATTAATAAATGATAATCAGTAATTTTTTTATTTTCAATAGCCCATTTTATTGTTTTTCTATCAATAACATCTCCAAATATATTTGTATCATCCATTGAATATACTACTTTATTAGTTCTATTATTTTCAATTACTTTTTCTGTTGCTGTCATAAATAATGATTTTTTTGATTTTATTTTATGAAAAGCATCTTTTGTTTTTTCTTCAGAACTACCAACTAGATGATGTGCTTCATCGCCAATTTTAAAGTCAAATTTATTATTTAATAGTTTATTACATGATTCATAAGTAGTAATTAAAAATTTACATTCAGATGATTTAGTATTAATAAAAACATTTATATCATATTCATTAGTAGTTGATTCTATTATATAACTTTCATTATTTTCTGTTTCACCACCAATATATAATATATTTTTATGATTATTAAATATTCTTAATATTTCATTCTTCATTTGTTTTTGTAAATATATACTAGGAACACCAATTACAACAGTTTTACAATTTAACTTTTGAACTATCAATATACTTAATATTGCTTTACCAAGACCACAAGACCATAAAATACGTCCTTTATCATTATCAGTATAAAAATATTCTATTTTATCTAATATTTCTTGTTGATAATTATATGGAATAAATAGATTATTATTTATATTAAAAGTTTCTGGTTTATTATCATAATATTTTATATTAAAATTATGGTAATCGTGTATTTTATAATTTATTTTTCTTTTATCTAATACAGCAATAACTGTTTGATGAAAATTATTATAATCATCACAATAAAAATATTCAGTTTGATAAATATAATTTCTTTCATTTTTATGTAATTGTAATATTTCATATTCAATATATAATATTTCATCTCGTGTTAAATCATCTAAAAATTCATAATAATATATATATTTAGCATCATTAAATATTACTAAATAATCTATCCATCTACATTCTAATCTCATTGACATACCAAATTTTATTGTATTATCTCGTTCTAATCCTTTCGTTGTTAATATATATAAGCCTATCATTCTAATATATAATATATTTATTAAACATATTATATATAAATCAATTTTTATTAACTATTTAACAAATCCATAAATAATATCTAAATATGTTTTAATGGATACTAACCAAATATTAATAATTGTTATTCCTCCTATATGTGCTGTAATAGGTTATTCATTAAAATATATTCTAGATATAAGACACGAACATTTTAAAAATCAAAAGAATGAAAAACTGGAAAGAATAAAAACAAAATTAAAAATATTTTATTATCCAATTCATTTCAATTTATTAAAGGAAAATATAATTTGGGAAAAAATGTTACAAGTTTATAAAACAATTAATGATAATAAAACAATTAATGATAATAAAACAATTAATGATAATAAAACTAATGAAATACAAAATATTCAATGTGATATACTTTGGGAATTAGACAAAGAAGTGTTAAATATTCATTTGGATAATCAAAATATAATAAAAGAATTTATTGTTGATATAAAACCAAATGATAAATTAATAAATTTATTATTGAAATATGATGAACATGTAACAATTTATAATATTATCCGTAAAATTGATAAAACAATACCAACTGATATGGATAAAATATTGTATCCAAAACATTTTGGATCAAAATATCCACGTGAATTAATTGAAGCCATTAAAACAAAACTTGAAGCATACAAAGCTAATCAAGAAATTCTACGTTTAAGTATTGTTTAATTTATAAAAAAAAATGATATAAATATTAATTAGTATTATATTATACTATTATTATGACGGATCAAACAAATTTCACTAAACAAACTATAAGAAAAGACATATTAAATAATATGTTAAACAATATATTATTAAATTCTAATGATTTATATAAAATTTTAATAACTGATAATAATACAACATATGATGAAAGTCGTATTGGATTTTTATTTGAAACATTAAGTATTATACTTTTAATTTGCAAATGTCTAAAAATAAAATATACAAATATTATGGATGGACAATTACAATCATTAAAAATATGTACAAATATAAATGATATTTTAAAACATAAAATATCACAAGGTAATAATCCATCAGATATTACAATTAAACATGATAATAAAATTATAGCATTTTCAATTAAATATAGAAATAAATTTAAACCAAATCAATCTAGTGTAACAGAAATTGATGGTGAATTAAATAATACAAAAAATGAATATAGTATAGGCTTAATAGTTAGAGATAAATCACTAGTTGAATCACATAAATATAAAAATGATGCTGGTAATCAAAAAAAATTACATTCTAAACTTATTGAAGATAATTTATTATTTGATAAAAATGATATAATTATGGGATTAGAAAAATTTTGTAAAAAATTTAAAAATAATAATTATATATTAACGGATTTTATTGAAATAATAAACAGTGATTGTTTATTATCATCACGTGAACAATTAATATTAAAATTACATCAAAAAATGACTTATTTAAAATTTATACGAACTAAAAATATAAATATGCATTTAATTTCACATAAACCAAGAAGTGGAAAAAGTATTACATTATTAAATATAAGTAAATATTTATTAAAAAATGGTTCAAATAAAATTTTAGTAATGACATCAGTACCTGCAACCATAAATAGTTTTATACAAGATTTAGAAAAATATATTGATTTTAAAAATATTAAATATATAGGACAAGAAGATTTTAAAAATATTAATAATAATTTTAAAGGAATTGTATTTTGTAGTGTTCAATATCTAAAAACAAATGTAGATGAAAAAAAAGCATATTTAAAAAATATTAAATTTGATACCATAATTATTGATGAATGTCATATGGGTTCTTCTACTAAAAAAACAGAAAAAGATATTTTAAATATTGATATGGGAGAACATATTGATGATATTCGCAATAATATTAAAATAAATATATTTGCTTCTGGAACATCAGATAAAACTAAAAAGTTTTATAAAATAAAATCAGTATATGAATGGGATATCGAGGATGAAGGATTTATGAAAGAAATATATAATAATATATTATCTACTGATGAAAAAAATGAATTATTAGAAATTATGGTAAAACGTCACGGAAATGAATTTATGGAATGTTATAATGATAATACATTAAATAAAGATTATTCAACACATCCTACACAAGTTTTAATGAAACATTCACTACCAGATAATATTATTAATGAAATTCAACAATATAATATTAAAAATGATACTAATTATGGATATTCGTGTAGTTCATTATTTGCATTAGATAAGATTATAAATAAGAAAAATAATAAATATGAATATGATAATGTATTTGAATTAGAAAAATCTTCAGATGGTATAGAATTATTAAAATCATTTTTTGATTGTATCATATCTAATAAAAAAATGAAAAAAAATACAATAATTAAAAATATAGAAGAAACACAATCAACATATAAATCAAGGATTTCACAAAAAGGAGATCCTAAATTATTTCTTATGTATTTACCAACTCATACACGAAATAATAATATTTCACAATTACAAATAAATTTTAAACGTTTTATAGAAAAATATAATTTATGGTCTGACTATAATATTGAATATTCAAATTCTATTGACGATTCAGGTGATTATAAAGAAGAATATAATACCTATATTAAAACGATTCTTGATAAATCATTAAAAGAAAATAAAAAAGGATGTATATTATTATTAGGTAATAAAGGCGGTGTTGGTATAACTTATCATGATTGCGATGTAACTATTTCATTGGATGAAGGACATAATTTAGATAATCAAAAACAAAGATATTCAAGAGCATTAACTGAAGGAATAAATAAAACTATTGGTATCAATGTTGATATGAATATTCAAAGAACTTATTTATATTTGAATGAAATTTTACATAAACATAGAAATATAACCAAAACAACTAAAACAAATGGTGAAATTTTAAAATATTTGTACGTTCATAATATATTTTTATTCAATCCTACTGAAATTAATAATGGAAAAATAAAATCATTTGAAATTACATCATATTATAATAAAGAAGCTGAAAATATATTAAAAAATATTGATGATACTAATTTATTAAATGATATTATTGTTGAGGATGGTGATATTATATTAGATAATAATGAAATTGGATTAGAATTTAGTTGGAATAATACAACAAATCAATTAGAAACAAAAATAATTAATTCTAATTTAGAAGGAGAACAACATGATTGTCCTAAAGGTGGAATTACAAAAATAATTATAGATGATAAAGAAATAAATAATAATTCTATTATTGAAGAACCATTAACAAAAATAGAAGAAGATAAAATAGAAAAACAAAAACGAATTTTAAAAGAAGTATGTAGGCGAGTATTATTTCCATTATTATCATTATTATCCAGAACCTATCAACAAATGGAATTTAAAAATATGTTATACCATTCAGATACAAAAGAAATAGTAAATTCAATATTGAAAGATAAAAAAATAATTTTAAATATAAATTCATATAATAGTATTATCAAAATAATGAATAATAATAATGATATTATTAATAATATACGTGAAATATATAGAACAGCACCTGCAAATAAAATTTATCAATTGATTGCAAAACATTTTATACCATCACTAGAAGAAAAAAAAGAAAATGCTGAAATTCCAACACCTATATTATTAGTTGAAGAAATGTTAAATAAAATACCAGATGATTTTTGGACGACCCCTAAAATGGTTTTTGAACCTTGTTGTGGTAAAGGTAATTTTGTTATGAAAATTTTTGAAAAATTTTTTAATGGATTACAAAAAATATATCCCAATAAAATTGAAAGATGTAAAATTATAATGACTAAATGTTTATATTATGCTGATTTAACACCATTAAATGTATTTATAACTACTGAAATATTAAAATGCGATATTCAAAGTAAAACAGAAATAGATGAAATAAATTATACTTTCAATTCATATACTGGGGATACTTTAGAATTAGATATTAATAAAACTTTTAATATTGATAAATTTGATGCGGTAATTGGTAACCCACCTTATCACGATGGTAGTGGTAATAAAGGCAAAGGACATACATTATGGACTAGATTTATTGAAGTGGCACTAAATAAATTATTAAAAGAAAATGGATATCTTGTATATGTTCATCCATCAGTATGGCGTCAATTAGAACATCCGTGTTTGAATTTAATAAAAGATAAACAATTAATATATTTAGAAATTCATAATGTTATTGATGGTCAAAAAATGTTTAAATGTGCTACGCGTTATGATTGGTATTTATTACAAAATAAAAAATATGATATAAATACTATTATTAAAAGTGAAGATGGAAAAATTAATAATATTAATTTGAAAGAATGGAGTTTTATACCAAATATGATGTTTGATGATATTGAAGTTCTAATTAATAATAGTAAAAATAAATTAGATGTAAATAATTATCGAACAAATTATGGTGCTGATAAAAAATGGGTATCAAAAATTAAAACAGTTGAATTTAAATATCCTGTTGTATATTCAATAAATAAAAATAATGAATTATCATTAAGATATTCAAATACAAATAAGAATGGGCATTTTGGATTATCTAAATTTATATTTTCAAATGGAGCTGGTCTATATTGTGATAATAATGGTGATTATGGATTAACTCAATGGTCATATTGTATATATGATATAAATGAGAATTTACCATTAATTGAAAAAACATTTAGAAGTTCTAAATTTAATAAAATTAAAGATGCTATACAATTAGATAGTTCAACATATAATATTAAAGTTATGAAATTATTTAATAAAAATTTTTACAATGATTTTATTAATAATATTAATGAAACCAGCAATAATATAAGTGATGAACCAGAAGAAACTATTATTAATACTATTGAAGATGAAATACAAAAAAAGAAAGCCGTTAAAAAAGTTATTGAAAATAATAATGTTGTTATTAAATATAAACGTAAAAATTATTATTTAATTGAAAATAAAATATATATTATAAATAAAAATAAATCAATAGGTAATATATTTGGTAATTATATTGATGATAAAGTAATTGAAATTAAATAAATTTATTTAGGATTATTTAATAAAAATCTAATTGCAAAGTTAATATGATTATTTGTTATTTTTAATGCATTAATAATATCTAAATCACTAAAATTTAATTCCAAATCTTTAATAATTATAAAATTTTTTTCATAATTATTATTTATTATTTTACTAGGAATTATTATATCTGATGAACTTATATATTTATATAATTCATTTAATAAAGATGGTTCTTTTTTATAAATTTTAAGCAAACATATAAAATCTGGATTATTAAATAATTCTAAATTTATTTTTATATTGTCAAAATCATATTCTTCTATTTCTTCTTCTATTGTTTCTATTATTTCTTCTTTAATTTCTTCTTTAATTTCTTCTTTTTCTTCAGTTATTATTTCTTCAATGGTTTCATTTATTTCTTCTTTAATTTCTTCTTTAATTTCTTCTTTAATTTCTTCTTTAATTTCTTCTTTAATTTCTTCTTTAATTTCTTCTATTTTTATTATTTCAATAATTTCCACTTTATCCCCAATAACTATATTATTTGCAGTATTAATTAAATTTTTATTACCATATGATTTAAAAATAGTAATTAATTTATTCTTAACATTACTATTATTAGTAAATATAAATATTTTATATATTTTATTATTATTATCATATAAAGTTTCTTTTTTTAAGTTTTTAGAATTACATGTTAAAGTACATTTATTTAAATCTTCATTATCAAGTATATCATTATATTTCATAAATTCTGTTTTTAATATAGCAAAATTAAACTTTATTGCATTTAAAATCATTTGATATGCATATTTATTTTCATTTATTATTTCTGAATAGCCTACTAATTTTATTATAATCTTCATTAATATTAACTATCTATTTTAAATAATAATAAAATTCAATTTTTATTGTTTGTATCGGTTGCTATTACATTGTGTTTATTTATGGTTAATAATAATTTAATAATATATAATGATGTATTATTAAATTTATTTAGTTATAACTTGATTATTTAATTTTGATTTATTATAAAATAACATTATTATATCATCTGATATTTCTTTATGAAATATATATGACGCATCATTTTCATCTTCTGGTGTTTCTATTTTATTTATCAATTTCAATACATTATTATGCATTGGTTTATCTTTATTATGTTCACCATGAATCTCTTTTAAATCTGATGTACGATAGGCTATTAATTTATCTATTAATTGTTTTTTTGTTTCTGTAATATAGCTGTCTGTTTTATCATCATAAGATTTACCATATTTATTTGTTAAATTTGTAATTGATATGTTATTAAATTGAGGATATTTATCATTCATATGAACCATTTGTATTGTTTTTATTAAACTATTATAACCGCTATTTAATATATCTTTTTTTTCTAGTGTACTTAATATTGATAAATCTTCATCGCCAAATGATATTTTTATTATATTATTATTTATTGTATTATTATTATTATTTATTGTATTATTATTTATTGTATTATTATTTATTGTATTATTATTTATTGTATTATTATTTAACTTTATATTTTCTAATTGAACACTTAATTTAATTTTACATGAACGTTCATGTCTCCATTTATTGTTATAATGATTAAAAGTTTTATTACAATGATTACAATTATATTGTTTTATTGGTTGTTTTATTGGTTGTATTATTGATTGTAGTGGTTGTATTATTGGTTGTATTATTGGTTGTATTATTGGTTGTATTTGTGGTTGTAGTGGTTGTATTATTGGTTGTATTTGTGGTTGTATGGTTATATGAAATTTACGTTTGTGATTTCCTAGACTGTTTCTATTTTTATATATTTTATTGCAAATTATACACTTTATTACACTATTATTTTCTGACATAATATATTTATTATTGTATCCTTATATAATTTTTATATAAAAGTGTATTAATGTAAAAGTGTATAAAAACAACCTACACTTTTTCAGAGAGAAAAAATTATTTTTTTTTATAAAAG